CCGCGTCACCACTCACTTGGGCGGTGGAGCCCACCTTGGGGTGCGGCTGGACACGAAGAAGGTCCATAAGGGTGAGCAAGTCAACGCCATCGCGGCGAACTTCATTCACTCACAGGACGCTTCTCATCTCCACCTCACGGTGACGGCGATGACCAAGGACATGAAGAGCCGGGGACAGACTCCCAGCTTTTCTTTTATTCACGACTCATACGCCACTCATGCGAAGGACACACCACTCTTGGCTAAGACGCTCAGAAAGGAGTTCGTCCGTATGTATGAGGACAACAACCCGCTGGAGCAGTTCAAGCTGGCGAATCAGTATGGCATGTCTGGCGTCTTCCAACTCTCTTTCATCAAGTTTGGGCCGGAAGAAGACGTGACGCCTGCCCTCATGGAGAAGGTCACGAAGGAGCTGAAGAAGGTGAAGCTCCGCAAGAACCAGAAGACCGGACCCTGTGAGCTGCTGATCGACAGGGGAAAGCTCAAGGAGATGGAGGACTTCACCCGGAACATCCAGCCCGTGTTGGATGAGGCGGATGTGACTATGGAGGTCACCAACCTGCCCGCGGGCTCGTTGCCTGACTACCCTGAATCTGGCGAGTTGGACCTCCAAACGGTCCTCCAGAGCGTGTATTTCTTCGGATAGGCATGAATACGCTCTAGCAATAGAACAGTTTCACCACTCCAAATTGGTGTTGGGGGCTAGGTGATGGGCCGAGGCGGCGCGGAAATGGGCGTCCCGCTGCTTCGGTCCTTTTTTCGTTTCGGAGGAGGCACATGCTGAATATCACAAAGCTGTACGATTTGACCGCAGTGGGCATCAAGGATGTTGCCATGCGGATGCTGGGTTCTGCTCAGCGGGAGAGACCAGAGGCCATAGTTGCCGGTATTGCGGCGTTACTGATCCTTATTTGCCGCAGATATAGCGTCGATTGTCGGCGCGTCTTGGAAGTGACTGAACGAATTCAAAAAGACATGCGGGATCTTCACCCCACGGAATATCGTGCGATGGTGCGGCTGATCGCTGAGGAGTTACCTGATGCTTGAAGGTCTGCTGATTTTTTGGGCGGCATGGAAATTTGAAGTCATCTGCGGAGCGCTACTCGTAGCCTTCCCGCTGCTGCGTGCGAGATTCCGTCACAACATAATTGTGGCCGAATTCATTCGACAGGCTACCGGCCAGATTGCGGAAGCTATGGAACAGCAGCCCGATGTGACCAACGACCCCAAGGGCATGAAACGCAGTGCGCAGAAGGCTCGCCGTCGTAAGGTGCGAAGCAGGTTGGCAAAGGAAGCACGTAAGGCAAACCGAACCCCCAAGGCAAAGAAGGGGAACAAGAAGGGCGGAGGAAAGACTAAATGACAAGAATCTTTTGGGTAGGTCTGCTGGTAGTTTTGCTGGCAGTTGGGTTCTTTGGGCTGGGTTCGACATACCAAACCGAAGGTCCCGGAGTTGACGACACTGAGTACAATCTCATGGTCTGCTTCAAGAACGATGGCACCCCGTTGTACCAAGGACTGGTTGGCGAGCCCCACTCTACGGGTGGGGTCTTCACATTCACTGAGGACAACGGGCTGACCCGGTATATTACCGGTGCCACATGCGTGCTGACGAGAGGCACCACGGAACAGTATTCTGCGGCTGATAAAGCTGCGAAGGCAGGAGGAGCCCTCAATGAACCAACAACAAGCACTGACCAAAACAGCGAGGTGGATGAGTCTTAACCCCGACTGTGAACTACCGATGGACTTGGCCGCACAGCTAATGGAGCTGGGCCTAGATGTAGAAGCCGTTGTGGCTTCGATTAACGAGGAGATGTAGAGATGGCACGAAGAAAATTCAAGGACTTCACGAAAGGCGTTACCCCGGTAGGAAGGTTTGCCTTCCCGAAGCTTCAAGTACCTGACACAAAATACAACCCGGACGGGGAGCTGAGTGTTGGAGTGGAGTTGTCAGGGGTAGATGCTGAGAACCTGAAGGAAATCATTCAGGAAGCGTTTGACATTGAGTACGCTCACGAATGCACGGAGCATGGTAAGACGCTCAAGAAGTACGAGAACATGCCTTACAAGCCGACGTTGGACCGTGACAAGGAGCCTGTGGAAGGTTCCACCACTTTTCGGCTGAAGAGGAAGGCATCGGGAACCTATGGCAAGAACCATTCGAAGGCCGGAACCCGGTGGGAGGCGAGTTTCCCCATCTTCTCGGCATCAGGCACGTCCAAGGTCACTGAACCCATCTGGGGCGGTAGCACTGGGCGCATCAGTTTCATCATCGTACCTTGGTACACCCCGGCGTTGGGTTTTGGGGTACGACTTCAGATAGAGGCAGTCAAAATCCTGACGCTCGTCACACAGGGTGACAAGGACCCCGGCCAATTCGGGTTTGAAGACGAGTCAGGATATGAGGCCCCGTCCGAGAAGACGAGTGCCGCACCGGAGGTAGAAGATGGGGTGGGCTCAGAAGAAAGCGAGGGCGGAACGGACTTCTAGAGCCCGCGCCTCTAAGTTTGAGGAGACATTTGAAAAGACCTTGATCGCCCGTAGCATTGATTATGCCTACGAAGTGGTCAAGGCTTCTTTCACGCCTCCTCTCAAAGTCAGAACGAAATTGTGGGACTGGCTAATCACAACTGATTCCGGTGCCACATTCGTGTGCGAAACGAAGGGATATTGGAGCCCCCGTAACCGATTGGACGAGACTGAAGCCATCAAGCAAAATCCCCACATTGACGTGCGGTATTGCTTCATGCGTGCCAGCACTCCGATCAGGAAGGGTAGCAAGACAACCTATGCAGACTGGTGTGATAAACACGGAATTCGTTACTGCGTGGGAACCATTCCCGATGCGTGGCTTCAATGAAGGTGGTACTAGCCGCCGTAGTCCAAGAACGGTTTGAAGGACAGCCGTGTAAGGACTGCGGCGGGTACTTCGCCTATGTGGGCTACGATCTAGACCACAGAGACCCAACACAGAAGAGTTACACTATAAAACAGCTTCGCCGCTGGAAGGACACTCCTGCCAATCGCGTCACCTTGTGGACCGAACTCGCAAAATGCGACTGGATCTGCAAGGTATGTCATGCGGTACGCACTGCGAAGTCAAGAAAAGCAGGACTCATCAATGATGGAAGACCCAAAGGCTCAGTCAATGCTGTAGTCAAGAAGGCGAAAGGGGAATGAACATGAGCGACTCAGTAGTGACAGGCCGCGAGCCCTGCCCTGACTGCGGCAGCAAAGACAATTTAGCACGCTACTCAGATGGACATGGCTTCTGCTATGGACAGGGGTGCGGGCGGTACGAACATGGTAGTGACGGGAGTGACTCAACGGAGAGCAGCTCCGCTCTGATAGCCGGTGGGTATGCTCCACTTCCGTCACGCAATTTGGCAGAGGCGACTCTGAAACGATTCGATTACAGGATTCACAAGCCAGCTCACTACGCGACGTTCTACGACAAGGACGGCAGAGCTGTAGCTCAGAAGCGACGAACCGCGGACAAGAGGTTCTCTTGGGTGGGAAATCCAGAGGCCGCGGTCCTCTTCGGGCAACAGCTCTGGAAAGAAGGCGGTAAGAAGGTTGTGGTCACGGAAGGTGAAATAGACGCTATGTCTATGGCGCAGGTCCAAGACCTGAGGTGGCCGGTGGTCTCCGTTCGTGACGGCGCTGCTGGTGCGATGAAGAGCATCAAGGGAAGCCTTGAGTGGCTGAGTTCCTTTGATGAGGTCATCCTGATGTTCGACATGGATGAGCCGGGGCAGCAGGCCGCGCTTGAATGCGCTGAGCTGCTTCCGCCCGGTAAGGCATTCATCGCCAAGCTCCCTTTGAAGGACGCTGGTGAGATGCTGGTCAAAGGTCAGGTCAAAGAGCTGATCCACGCTATGTGGCAGGCCCGCGCTTACCGTCCCGATGGGATAGTCAGCGGTAGTGACCTGTGGGACAAGCTCCAAGAGCCTGACCCTATCCGCCAAGCTGACCTCCCCTATCAACAGCTTGACAGGATGCTTCACGGCCTCCGTAAGTCAGAGATCGTGACGTTTGCTGCGGGCACGGGCATCGGTAAGTCAACCATCTGCCGTGAAATAGCTTATGATCTCGTCAAGCAAGGCGAGAAGGTAGGGTACGTGGCGTTGGAAGAAACCACTAAGCGCTCAGCGTTGGCGCTTATGAGCATCTACCTCAACAAGCCTCTCCATCTGGAGCCGATAGACGTGGAGTCAGAGGAGTTCAAGACGGCTTTCAAAGCTACGGTAGGTGGAGATCAAGTTGCGTTCTTCGATCACTTCGGTTCAACGGACAGTGATAACCTTCTGGCTAAGATACGCTTCATGGTCAAGGGCCTAGGGTGTAACTTTATTGTGTTAGACCATATAAGCATCATGGTTTCAGGGACCGAATCTAAGGAGGGCGAACGAGTTCTCTTGGACCGAGCCATGACGCGACTGGCATCACTAGCACGAGAGGTCAACTGTGGCCTCCTCATTGTATGCCATCTTCGCAAGGCACCCGGCAGCGGGAAGAGCTTTGAAGAAGGTGGACAGATTTCCCTTGGAGATTTGAGGGGAACCGCTGGTATCAGTCAACTATCTGATGCAGTGGTAGCAGTTGAGCGTAACCAACAGGACCATGCGGAGTCTGGAGTCACCACTCTCCGTGTTTTGAAGAACCGTTTCTCAGGTGTAACTGGCGAGGCGGGACAGTTAATGTACAATTTCACTACGGGACGGCTACTAGAATATGACCCCTTCGACACCGAAAGCAGTACCGAAACCGCGGACGCCGAGACCGGCAAGCCCGCACATGAATTCTAAGAATCTCTTCGGAGAGTACCTAAAGCTGGTAACCCGCGCACAGTACGCGATTGGTGAGCGCGGTGAGATGACAGAGCAGACTGAGCAGATCAATGCCTGTCGCCTGCCAGAGACCAACGAGCATCGACTCAAGCTGGCTGATAAGGTGCTACAGGCTGCGGGCCAGTGCTTGGAGTATGAGATCAGCATGGAAGCACACGCGAGGAAAGAGAAGCTGGAAGCTGCGGCGCTGAAAGAGTTGAAGGCGATTGCAGACAAGACACCGAAGGCTCTCCCCGGTGCGGGAGGTTACAATTGAACCTTCTATCCTTGTGTATTCGCTCCTTTTTCCAAGGGATATTCCTAGGTGCGGGTGTTTTCCTAGCATACATTATCTACGGCGCACTCAGCACCGCTTTCTGGTACTACGTGGCAACAACAGCGATGGAGTACGGGGAAGATTCGGGCTACGGCTCACAAATTGAAAGGGTCTACGATGAAGAGTTTGATTTTCGATTTAGAGACGGATGGCCTGATTCCGCTTGTGTCCCGTGTCCACTGTGGAGTCCTGATGGATTTGGACACCCTGAAGGTCCAGACCTACGGGCCATCTGATCTTGAAGAAATGATAGAAGAGCTGGCATCAGCGGATGTCCTTGCGGGCCACAACATCTGTGGCTTTGACATCCCGGTGCTGGAGCTGCTTCACGGGTATGATGTCCCCGGTCAGAAGTATCTTGACACGTTGGCTATGTCACGGGCCATCTACCCCGGCTCCCCCGCTACCTCCGTCCTCCGCAAGCTAGACGCAGCGTTTGAGCGGAAGCATGGGGAGCAGGCTGGGCTGGACTCCAAGCATCACGGACGCCACACCCTGAAGGCTTGGTCAATCAGACTACAGCTAGAGGATGAAGGCAAGATGGACTACGATGGTGGCTGGGAGAAGTTTTCTCCTGACATGCTGACGTATTGTGAGGGTGACGTGGCAGCTAACAAGCACCTCCTTGACCACCTCCTTAGTAAGGGCTGGCCGGAAGAGGTGCATCACGTTGAGTCGCAGATGTCCTACCTCATGTGGAAGCAGGAGGAGTACGGTGTGGGCTTCGATGAAGAGGCCGCGGTCATGCTGATGGCAGACCTGACGCAGCGTAGATCAGACCTGACAACTCAGCTTCAAACAGTCTTCCCTCCGGTTGAAGTGGCCGATGGCCCTCCGAAAAAATGGAAGAAAAATATGGTGTGCCGAAAGTATGACGAGTGTGACTCTCGTTGGTACGCGCCCCGCGTCAAGGGTGAGTGGCACCAGAAGACTAAGCTCCAAGAGTTCAACCCCGCCTCCACTCAGCACATCGCTGCGCGGCTGGTGGATAAGTATGGCTGGGACGCTCACGCATTCACACCGGGTGGACAGATTCAGGTGACCGATGCAATCCTCAGGGACTTGCCTTGGCCCGAAGCTATCCAGTGTGCTGATTTCCAAGTGGTCAAGAAGGCGTTGGCCTACATCAGTGAAGGAAGCAACGCATGGCTGAAGCTGGTCAAGCATGGACGGCTTCATGGGCGAGTCATGCCCACTGGTGCAGTCACCAACCGAGCTTCCCACTCCAATCCCAACCTCGCTAACGTCCCCTCAAAGGATAAGGCATACGGGAAAGAGTGTCGCTCACTCTTCATCGCGGGCGGCGACAAGGTTCCTATGAACTACGTAATGGTTGGGTGCGATGCGTCCAGCCTTCAGCTCTCCATCTATGCACACTACGTGGCAAGGTATGATGGAGGCTTGTTGGCAGCGTTGTGTGAAGACGAAGACGGTGACCCTCACGAGTTCATGCGACAGGCGAGCGGACTCTACTACCGGGAGAACCAGAAGACGTTGACGTATGCTACATGGTTCGGAGCGCAGGCGTACAAACAGGGCACCATCGTGTTGAATGACTGGCGCATGGCGCATGAGGCAGGGCTGATCGAAGACCCTGCGCCCGGTCTGAAGCAGGCGGGAGCCCTTGGCACAGCAGTCAACGCTAAGATGCTGTTGAACATGAAGGGCTTCGCGGAGATGGACAAGTCTTGCTCCGCTGCTGCTGCCCGCGGTCACATCGTAGCGTTGGACGGGCGTAAGATACCTGTGGACCAAGAGCGTTTGGCTCTGCTCACTCTCCTTCAGGGGAATGAGGCAGTGGTCATGAAGCACGCTTATGTCCTTGCATACGAAAGGCTCGACGCTACCATCAGGTCAGGCATGGCTCACCCCTGTCTCTGGATTCATGACGAGTATCAGTGGGCATCAGAGCCAACACATGCAGAAGCCGTGGGGACTACACTCGCGGAGTGCATTACAGAGGCCGGTGAAAAGCTGGGCCTGCGCTTGAAACTACGCGCTAACTACAAGGTGGGGAATACGTGGGCTGACACTCACTGAGAGGAGGAGGTATGGGCGAAAGAATAGTGTATCTGGCGGGAGCTGTAGAGCTTGCGGATACGTGGCGGGAGCGTGCTGCAAGAGAGTTGGAAGAAGCAGGCTTCGTGGCGCTGGACCCACTGCGAGGCGAGGAGTGCAAGGTGGTTGGGAAGCATCTCGTTCCTAACATACCAGCCGAGCTAATCGTGGCGCGAGACTTGAATGATCTGCGCCGGGTTGAGCGGGCGGCTGGCGTCTGCTTGATGCACCTCAGGACCACCGAGGATGGACGGCAGCCTACGGCTACGCTCTGCGAGATGATGTGGTGTCATGATCATGGTGTCCCCATCATCGGAGTGATTGGTCCGAAGTGCTCACCCTACCTACGAGAACATCCGTGGGTGAAGGTGATGATAACGCACCGCGAGACCTCACTAACCGCAGCGCTGGACACCATCATCAGGCAGTTCAAATGATGGACTTCGAAGTGTACTGCATGGGGCTGGTAACAGGGGCGTGCCTTGTCCTTGTCTGGTTCATGTGGCTACTCTAAAGGAGAGAAGAGATGATCGAGTGGGTAACCAAATACACGTTTGAACTTGTGGCGTCGCTGTTCTTTATCGTTCCGTTCGGAGCGGTGGCTATCGTGTGTGCGGTGGACGAGTTCAAGACACGCCGCAGAAAGAAGCACCCCTTCAAGATGACTGCGACAGAATACGAACGCTTCAACAGAGAAAGAGGAGAGAAGAGATGATTGCGCTAATCGACGGGGACATTGTATGCTACCAAGCAGCCTTCGGGGCTGAGACTTACACAGACTGGGGCGATGAGGATGACACCATCACCATCAGTGGTAGTAAGTCAGAGACAATAGCTGCCATAGACAACCTTGTGAATGAGATCAAGTTCGCGGTCAATGCTGACCGGGTGTTGATGACCTTCAGCGACAAGAAGAACTTCCGCAAGGATGTCTACAAGCTCTACAAATCTAACCGGAAGGGTAACCGCAAGCCGGTGACCTATCAGTATGGAGTGGATTATGTGGAAAGTAACTATGTGACCATGCGTCGCACTGGTCTTGAAGCTGATGACTGCCTTGGTATTTTAGCTACGGGGGACATCAGCGGGTTCCGAGCGGACAAGGTAGTCTGTTCGATTGACAAGGACATGCGCTCTTTCCCATGCAAGCTGTTCAACTGGAAGCACCCGGAGCTAGGGGTCCAGAACATCAGTGAAGCTGAAGCTGACCTCACGTTCTACACTCAGTGTTTGACGGGTGACTCAGTGGATGGCTACCCCGGTTGTCCCGGTATTGGACCAGTGAGGGCTGCGAAGCTCCTCGTTGGCGTGCAAAGGGAGACCGCATGGGGTATGATCGTAGCAGCCTACGAGCAGAAGAAACTCACGGAGGAGGATGCTCTTGTCCAAGCCCGCGTGGCTCGTATTCTTAGAAGCGAGGATTATGACTTCACGAAGAAGAAACCAATCCTCTGGACACCAACAAAGGGAGAAGAAGATGCCGACATCGTGTCTGTACAGTCAGAAGGAGCAGAAGATGGACAGGGATGAAGTGAAACGGAAGGCAGCAGCAGAGGCTTCGCTGGCAAAGGCGGAGGAGCACACCAAGAACCACCGCCGTATGACAGCGACGGAGTGTGCTGACGCCTGTACTGCCAAGCCTGTTGGGAAACCAGCGGACATGCGCTGGCAAGACGGACACCACACAGCCTACGGGTACCACCCCGCGGACTGTGACTGTGGCAACCACCCCCGCCCCATCACGGGGTTGGAGATCAGGCACAGGGAAGAAGCAAACAAGAAGAGGGTGGCTGAGTTTCATGCACAGAAGGAGGCTGACATTATCGTCCCGCTCTTCGCACACGCTCTCGCAGCCGAAGGGCACCGTGAAGCACAACTTGTGGACCCTCTCTACACAGAGATCCGCAGGCTACAACTGATTATCAGCTCCGAGATTGACACGATCCATGAGGAGTTGGAGGAGGTTTGGGACGGGATGTTGCCTGATGAACCAGAGCAGACTC